TATGTTCATTTGATTTAATATCAAATATTTTAGAAATTTACAAGATAGATAATGTAATTCATTTTGCAGCACAATCACATGTTCAAAATTCATTTGATAATGCGTTACAATATACAAACGATAATGTAGTAGGAACACATACTTTATTAGAAGCTTGTCGTAAATATGGAAAAATAGAAAAATTTATTCATATTTCAACTGATGAAGTTTATGGAGAATCAATGATAACAGAAAATGAAGAAAAAAAACATGAAGGTTCTATATTATGTCCAACAAATCCATATGCTGCAACAAAAGCTGCTGCTGAGTTAATTGCAAAATCATATTACCATTCGTTTAAAATGCCTATAATAATAACGCGCGGAAATAATGTATATGGACCAAATCAGTATCCTGAAAAATTAATACCAAGATTTATTCAACAACTTTTAAAAGATGCCCCTGTTACAATTCAAGGCGATGGTTCAAATATTAGAGCATTTTTACATGTAAATGATGTATGTTCTGCATTAAAATTAGTTTTAGAAAAGGGTCAATTAGGAGAAATATATAATATTGGAAGTGATGATCATCATGAATATACTATTACAGAAGTAGCGCACATATTAATTGAAAAAATAAAAAATACACAAAATTACAATAAGTGGATTACTTATATTGAAGATCGCCCATTTAATGACAAACGATATTATATAAGTAATCAAAAAGTAAAAAATTTAGGATGGACAATTAATACTGATTTTTATAAGGGATTAGATAATTTAATTGAGCAAATGAGAGAAAAAAGTATTTAAATTTTATATATTATGTAAAAAATATATAAAATGTTATAATTTATTTTTCGTCTTCTTCTTCCTCTTCTTCATCGTCTTCTTCTTCTCCGTTAGTGCTTTCGTTGTCCTCTTCAAGAGTATCTTCTTCTGGCAATTCTTCATATTCAACTCCATTCCATTCAACATTTTTAGAGTTAAACAATTTATTCATATTAATAACTTCAGGTTTATTTTCTGATTCAAATCTAGTAAATAATGTTTTTAGGTGTACATCGTCTCTAAAACGAGCACTATATTCTTGTTGAATATTATTTCGCCCAATTCGTCCTAATGCTTGAATAATTTTTTCTTGTGTAAGTTCAAGATCTTTACTTAAATAACCATGACAAAACTGATAATTTGTTCCATAAATGTAATCACTATCAGCAATAATTAAATACAATTTTTGTTGGTCTGCTAATTTTTTCATAATTTCTGTATAATCACTACTTTTATGTTGAGTAAATACCCCTATCCCAAGTAGTAACAAAATCTTCCAACTATCATTAACATCTGTAAGCAACATAATAGAAATAATAATACTATCATCAATATTACTTGTAAATGCCGAAGAAGTATTAAGTCCTTTTGCCCATTTGTTTAAATGAGAAAGTTTGTTTGGAATAAACATATCATCAAGCGTAGCATTTTTAACCATAGTCTTAAGCGTTTCTATATCATCTCTCATTTTAGCAATTTTTCTGTCTCCAGTTTTATCAAGCATTTTACCAGCAATTTTAGATTTGCCTTTTTTATCTTTTTTACCTGCAAGTTTACTTGCTTCTTTTGATGTGTCATTAGAACTACCTGATAATTTAGAAGCTAATCTAGTTTCTTCAAATTCAAGTTCCCTTTCAAATTGAACAATTCTTTCATTAATTTTATTATTATATTCAATTTTATCAGTAATATCTTTCATAACAACAGCAGGAATATTAGCTTGTTGAATACAAAATTTTGAAACCTTTTGTAAATCATTCGCAAGGAAAATAGTTGGACCATCTGTTAATGTATAAGCATCCTTTGTAGTAACATATATTCCACAACTTCCATTATTTTTAGAAATTGGTTCTCCTGCAATATTATCATTTATTTTAACCCGCTTTGTTCTTACAACTATACAATTATTATATATTTGCTTCCAAAATGCCGGATTAATATTTTTTAATATTTTAAGATAATATAATTTAATACTTTTCATATCAATATCATAAACAGACGCAAAATTTCGGTCAAATTTAGATGAAGATTTATTATAATTATTAGTTTCAATATAGTAAATAAATTCAGATGCTTCTTTCAAATCAAAATATCTTAATAACGTAAGATTATCTTCACAATGCGCAACTACTTCTAAAATATCATTATAATTGTCGTGTAAATAGTGGGGCATTACCACATAACCATTATTATTTATAAGTGGAATTGTTTTACGACAATCGTGACTAACAATATTAATAATATCTGCATCTGGAAATTTATATTTAAAATCAGAAATTGTTTGTGTTAATTCATGTATTTTGGGTAAAGTTGCAGATGATAATACAAAATTAGGAATAATATTTTGTTTCCAATTCTTTTTAATAATTTTATGTAAATCGTGATTTTGATAATCCATTGTAATTGTTGGTTCATCCCAATAAGTAACAATATCATTAATATTATTAAATGATGCCATATAAAACATAGCAGGTAGATATGACCTAATGTCACAAATAATAATTTCAACTTTATCACCAATCGTATTATCTACTTTTCTAATTCTTCCACTTCGTTTATCTTTAGTATATTCCTTTGCTGCGAAATAATGTAAGCGTACATCTTCAGCAGCAGAACAACCAAACGCAAATGCTATGCGTTTATGAATAGAAATTGCTGCTCTAGCAAGTGCTAGTCCTACATGTCTTGCCGCACAAACAAATATAACTTTATATTTTTCTGATAATCCAAGAGGAGTTAATGTTTTTCCAGTTCCAGTAGGAGCAATATATAAAATTAATTTAGGTGTAGGATTTTTAATAGCATTATAAATTTCTTTTTGATGTTCATATAATGTTAAATCGTTATACTTTAAAATATTTGGATTTTTCTCAATATATTCCAAAGAATTTTGAACAATATACAATAAATCAACTTCAGGCTCGTAATTTTTAAGAAATGTTTGTATAATTTCTTTTAAATATTTATTTACATTTTCAATATTATTTTGAATAAGCTTAGTAATTGTATAATAAAAGTAAATCCATGTTTTTTTATTGGAATATTTATGTTCAACCATTTGTTCCAAGTGATTATATAATACGAATTCATACATATTTGTATCGTCATTTAAAGAATTTAACCGCGATAATCGTATTTGGTCGCTACTTTTAAGTCTTACAATTGAGGCTACATTAATATAATAAATGTTATTTTCGGATTCATTATTGGCATTTTTACTTTTTTTTGCACCCGGTTCACTACCAAAACGAATAAATAAAATGTTATACTTTTCAACCATTAATTTAATTTTATCGGCGAAGAATTTTACATAAAGAAATTCTTCAATTTGAGCATTATATTCTATCTTTAAATGTGTAAAGATAGAATTTGTTTTATTAACTTTAATATGGACATTTAAAAATCCATTGGTAATTAATCGCAAAATATCTAATTCAGATTTAGAAACAGATATTTCAATACCATCCCATTCAGATTTAGATAGCTTTATTTGTTTAAGATCCATTTTTAACGATTCTGTATATATAGAATTATGTACGAAATCCTTTAAGTTGTTTTTTCATTTCAATTTTATTTTAAAATTGAAATGAAAAAAAGAGTATACAAATATAGACACAAATATACACCCAAATATACAAAATACAATAATGTTTACTAACTATAAAATTGTATCAATTGAAGGAAACATTGGTTCTGGTAAATCAACTTTACTAGAAAATTTAAGAAAACAATATACCAATCATACACATATTATATTTCTACAAGAACCCGTTGATGAGTGGGAAAAAATTAAAGATAATGAAGGAAACACTATGTTAAAAAAATTTTATGCTAATCAAGAAAAATATTCATTCGCATTTCAAATAATGGCATACATTTCAAGATTAACCATTTTAAGACAAACAATAAAAAATATAATTCACGATAAGATAAATCAATACATTATTATTACTGAAAGAAGTTTATATACAGACAAGCACGTTTTTGCAAAAATGTTATATGACCAAGGTAAAATAGAAGATGTATGTTATCAAATTTATTTAAATTTATTTGAAGAATTTGTAAATGATTTTCCTATTAATTATGTTGTGTATGTAAATACTAATTCTGAAAAATGTTACCAAAGAATTCATAAAAGAGCCAGAGATGGAGAAGAAGTTATTCCATTAACATATTTAACAGATTGTCATAATTATCATGAAACATTTTTAGATGAACATACCGGAATCAAATCAATTAAATTAATATTAAATGGTAATATAGATATTTATGAAAATGATAAAATACTTGAAGAATGGGTATCACAAATTCATACATTTATTCATAATTAAATGTATAAATTAAAGATTTTTTTATTTGTAACTATTAAATGGATACAAATAAACCTACTAATTTAGTTGTACAATGCCCACATTGTAAATATCCTATTTTAATTGAAGAACTTAATTGTCGCATTTTTCGTCATGGAGTATTTAAAATAAATGGAACCCAAATTAATCCTCACGCATCAAAAGAATTATGTGATTTTTATGTTAAAAATAGTTTGATACTTGGTTGTAGTAAACCATTTCAAATAATACAAAATGAAAACTCTAAAAATAACGATGACACATTTATTGCTATTATTTGTGATTATATTTAAATTTAGTATTCTAATAAACCAATATTTAATAACTGATTTGGCTTATATTTTAATAAATCTAATTCCTTTTTTGTTGTTGGAAATAAATCTTTTCCATAAATATCTTGTAACAATAACCATTCAAACATTCCTCCAAAATAAATACAAATATTATAAAATCCTAATGATAACAATTGTTGATATTTTTTGTTAACATTTTCATCATTACAATTTTTTCCATAAATAATAATACGAATACTTATATTTTCTTTCATAAATTTATTTATAATTATTTCTTCATTATTTGCTAGTGTAGTATTTACAATAAGACATTGTTGTTCAGATACTGGCAATGTATTAATTATGAAATATATTTCAGGGTTTTTTATTATTGTTTGCATATCTTCATAATTTATTTTTTTTATTGATTGTGTATTTCCCATATTTTATTTATATGACTAATTTTTAAATAATAGAATGCCTTATAACAAATAATCTTATAACAAATATTAATGAATTTAATTAAAACAAACTAGCAAATATTAATGAATTTAATTAAAACAAACTAGCAAATATAAACTAACAAATAATCTTATAACAAATATTAATGAATTTAATTAAAACAAACTAGCAAATATAAACTAACAAATAATCTTATAACAAATAATCTTATAACAAATATTAATGAATTTAATTAAAACAAACTAACAAAATAAATAAAGTATTTAATAATTTAATATTGATTTAAAAATATTAAATAGAATAAAATATGATTAAATTTTGTATTGAATCATACATTAATAATTTGTATGAAAATACCGAACATATTATGGTAGATTTAAAAAAAATACATTATATACCAAACTTAAATAGATTTACAAATTTAAAAATATTATGGTGTCATGATAACCAATTAAATTCTTTACCTAATTTAAGTTTCCTTGAAAATTTGCAAGAATTAATTTGTTGTAATAATCAATTAACTTATTTACCTAGTTTAAACAACAATTTAAAAATATTAAATTGTTCTAATAATTATTTAACTTGTTTACCTAGTTTAAACAACAATTTAAAAATATTATATTGTTCTAATAATAAATTAACTTGTTTACCTAGTTTAAATGAAAATTTTAAAATATTAAATTGTTCTAATAATAAATTAACTTGTTTACCTAATTTAAATGAACGTCTGGAAGAATTAAATTGTTCTAATAATTATTTAACTTGTTTACCTAATTTAAATGAACGTTTGGAAATATTAAATTGTCGTGTTAATCAATTAACTTGTTTACCTAATTTAAATGAAGATCTACAAATATTAAATTGTTCTAATAATCAATTAACTTATTTACCTAGTTTAAATGAAAATTTATACGCATTATATTATTATAATAATCCTATTTATACAATAATAGATAGTGATAATTTGATTATAATAAGAAAAAAATTACAAATATTATATATTTTTCGTCATTTATATTATTGTTTAAAATTTAAATCTCAATTTAGGCATTTGTTATGGAAAATAAGAGAACCAAAAATTATGCAAAAATATCATCCCAGTTATTTATATGAATTTTTAAAAGATGAAAATATAGATATAGATATGGTTTTAGATAACTGGTAATTAATAATTTGTAAATATATTAATGAGTTTTTTATTATATAATAAAAAATTGAATTAAATAATATGACTGATATTAGTAATATAACTTGTATTATTGAAGACATGGATTTAACCAAATTGTCAAAAACAGAACTTTTAGCAAAGTGTGAAGAACTTGGGATTACAAAGTGTAAATCAAAAAACAAAGGGGAATTAATTAAACTTATCAATAAAAAACAAACAAGTCAACAAATTCCATTAAAAAAACTAATAGACTTTATTATTGAAGAAGATAAAATAACTGATACTGAATCATACGAAAATCAAAATATTCCAGTTTTTAATAAAAATCACAATTATACATTAGTTGATTTATTCTGTGGAACAGGCGCATTTTCCTATGCGTTTCATAAAACTGATAAAGTAGATACTATATTTGCGAATGATATGTTAGATAGTTCTGAAGAAATATTTAATCTAAACAATGTTATTAAATTAACAAAACAAAATTTAATTGATATTAAAGATACTGATATACCTAAATCAGACATATTAACCGCAGGATTTCCTTGTCAGCCATTTAGTATTGCGGGGATGCAAAAAGGTTTTGATGACGAAAGAAGTAATGTGTTTTGGAAAATATTATCTATAATTAAAAATAATGAACCTAAAATAGTAATATTAGAAAATGTTAAAAACTTACAAAGCCACGATAACGGAAAAACATTTAAAATTATTATTGAAAACTTAGAAAAATTAAATTATTATATAAAATATTCAATATTAAATACAAGTAAAATAACAGGAATACCACAAAATAGAGAAAGAATATATATTGTATGTTTTAAAGATAAAATTATGTGTGATAATTTTAATTTTGATTTTCCAGAAATAGAGTTAAAATGTGTATCTGAATTTCTTGAAAAAGATATTCCTGAAAAATATTATTATAATAATTCTACAATTATATATGATGAATTAAAAAAAAATGTAATAAAACATATATCAACAAATACTATATATCAATATAGAAGATACTATGTAAGAGAAAATAAAAATAATGTATGTCCTACATTAACGGCAAATATGGGTGGAGGAGGTCATAATGTTCCAATAATTTTGGATGATAAAGGAATTCGTAAACTTACACCAAAAGAATGTTTTAATTTACAAGGGTTTCCAAATGATTATACATTACCATCTATATCTACAAGTAAATTATATTGTTTAGCTGGAAATGCCGTATCAGTTCCTGTTGTTTATCTTATAGCAAATAAGATTATAACATTAATTTAATTATTATATACTAAAAATTTTACAAACATGTTCTTCTTGTAAAAGTTGTTTTTTTAAACGTAATTCTACTCTTTTTTTTGATTTATATAAAGTAACCTTTCCAATATTAGAATCTATAAAATTATCAATAAGTATATTTACATAATTTTCTTTTTTTCCTTCAACAAACCCACCCGATTTGACAAATGTAATTTTTTCAATATCAATCTTAAAACACGCAATATAAATATCTGTATCTGTAGATATAAATGCCAATATGTATAAATCTTTTAAATTTTTATTTTCCTTAACTTTTTCTAGTTTTTTTTATAGTCATTCATAAATAATCCTACTGCTTCATGATCTTTTTTTTCCTTAAATAATGTATCTAAATCTGATCCAGATGAAACAAAATTTTGAATTATAGACTTTTCATTTGATATATCCTTGTTCATTATAACACACATAGCATCAACGCCTTCATCATTTTTTGTTTTAACATCCATAGCACAATGTCCGCTACCTATTTCACAGCCACTGGTAGCCCTTGCGGTAAAATATTCACTAAATTCATCTTCAACATATGGAGACCTGTTTTTATGTTTATAATATTCTTCTCTAGGTTTCATATATTTTTTAATATCTTCTTCTATTTTATCTTTATTGAAAGATTCTGGAAGAGGACACAATGTCAATACAGGAGATGTTTCTGATTCTATATGTTTTATATTATTGCCACTTGAATTAGATTTTTTTTTTGGTATAATATATAATTCTTCTTCCAAATTTTCATCAACAATATTATCGCTAATTATTGGTTGTTCCATTTCTCTTATATTAATATAATAAGTATTTTATAAAAAAGTAATTCAATTTTTTATAAATTATTTACAAATTATAAATTTAATGAAATTGAACAATAATTTCAACCTTTTCTTTTTTAATGCTTTTAGTTGCAGAAATGGATAATTCTTCTCTTTTCTTTCTTGTTTTAGAATTATCCGTAATAATTTCTTTACGTTTAGAAGTACTATTGCGATTATTCATGTCTGTTTCAATATCACTATAATTTTGTTCTATATAATCAATAACTTTATTTTCAAGTGTCCATTTAAAAAAATTTAATTGTCCAATAGTAGTTTCAATATATGTTCCGTTTTTATAAGGAATACTAATACGTTCCCATCGGCAAAAAGGATCAAATCTTTTTTTAGAATAAGCCTTTAATTTAAGTTTATAATCATCGTAAACTTTAAACCGTCTAGTAACATTATCGTTTGCTCCTTCAATAACATAAAGAGTGTAAAATTTTTTAGCATAATTAGTAGCAAACCAATCAACAATCCGAAGCGAAATTTTAGTTTCACCGGTAATAATTTTTAAAATTTTATCTAAATTATTATTGGGATTATATATTCCATCCAAGTCATAAGTTTTATAAAAAATTATTAAATTTTTAAGCAATAAATCATTTTGTGTTGTATAATTAGAATTATTCATTAATAAGGCTTTAAATATTTATTTAAGTAGTTTTATTTTTAAATAAATTATATTAAATAATATTAATTAAAATAATTTATTATCTATATTAATATTATTATGTCTGTTTCTTTAATGGATAAATATTTTGGACCTTTGCCAAGAGAATATTGTATTTATTTTTATGCATTATCAATAGCATGCGGTATAATATTTGTATCAAGTATTTTGTCAATAACCTATTTTATGGTAATTCATTTTAAAAAAGTTGATATGATGTTTATAGTCAATTCTTCTTTAATTTTGGTAAATACTTTTTTAGCCTACTTAGCAAATCGTTTACTTCATACAATGTGTGTTAAAAGTATTTAAATAATATATTTTTATTTAAATAATATATTATTATATAAATAGAAACTATGAATAACCCCCCTACTATTCTTGAATTTACATTGGAAAATATTGGTACAGCGTCTGGAGTTATTATTGCGTTAGCAAGTAAAGACTTAATTTATTCATTTGTAAGTGATATATTTCTACCATTATTAAATCATTATTTATTTTTTTCAAAAAATTCTAAACCGAACTTTAAAAATGTATTTACAACTCTTATAACCTTTATATTAGTTCTTTTTAATACATATCTATTTTATATACTATTATTAAAATTGGATAAAAAGAAAACAGATAAAAAAGAAGGAGATAAAAAGAAAACAGATAAAAAATAATATTAATTATATTTTTTAGGCATTTGATTCTTCTTTAGGAGTTTCTTTTGATTTTTCAAATGTTGTATTTATAGGTTTTAAAAACATATCACGAGTAACAATATCATTTACATAACTAGTTTGTAAAAAAGGATTAAATCCTCTTTGAGCAATCATTTCTCTATCTGCTATTTTTGTATCCAAATCTTCACGTTTGGTTCCAATCCCATTTTGATTTCTAGAAAACATTGAGTTTGTTATATTTATTAAGTCCGAATCTTGATTAAAAAAAGTTTCATCAGCTAAAGATTGGTTTATAGCATTTGTTTTTGAATCATATGTTTGCTGTTCAACTTTTTTTTCTAATTTAGCACTTTTATAATAAGTTTCACCAGTACTCCATTTCCATTCATTGTACATTATTATAATGATTTTTAAAATAATGTATTATTAAACTTAAATGAGAATATTTATCTTACAAAATATATATTTTTTGTAAGAAGTTCCTATTTTACATACTTAAATTAAAGATTTAAAATAGGAAAACAATTAACATTTTTTTATAGCTAATTGATACCCTTGATGAATTAACTTATATTGACCATCATATTTTTTTAAAAATGTATTCATAGTATTTTTAATTTTAATTCCATCTCCGCCACCGTAATCATCCATCCACATTATACCATTTTTTTCTAAAGCATTGAAAGAGTTTTCCATATCATTTTTTATAAAATCAACTTCATGACAACCATCAATGTATATAAAGTTATAACTTTGATTATTATTTTCAAAAAAAATGTCTGATGTAATCTTATGTATTGTTATTCTATCTAAATTTTTACAAATTGAAATATTAAAATCAAAATTACTTTCTTCATTATTTTGTAAAAAAATTTTATGGTCGTTATTATTAATAGTTAAAAATGGGTCTACACAAGTTAAACTTGAATTTGTATTATCAATAAAGTTATCAGCAAAAAACACACTAGATAAACCTTCAAAACAACCAATTTCTAATATCTTATTTTCGGTTGATTTATCCAAAAACTGAAATAACATATTTTGTATTTCACTACCTAGAAACCATTTTTGCGAATATTTATATTTATCCATTTTATATTTATTATATAATCTTCTTTAAATAATTTTGTAATAATTTCTATTTAATTTCCTTCTTTAATAATAACCATATTTTTTGTAAACATAAAAGCATCTTTGTTAGTTCTTCTTCTTTTTAAATTGCAGTCTAAACATGCTATAACTAAATTTCCTTTATTATGTCCAATATCATTATTAATTCTATCAAGAGACCATTGTTTTAATTCTCTAACTCGTTCATAAAGAATATAAACTTCATTAGAACAATAACAACATTTCATATTTGAGTTTTTTAACAAATTAATTGTCTCTTCAAAACTAACAAATTCTTTTTCATTTAAATTTTTTTTTAATATATCCTGTTGTTTATAACAATATAATTTTGTTTTTATATGAGATAACATTTTTGAAATATATTTGTTATTATTTTCATTATTAATAAAATTCTCACCCATTAAAATATTTATTTGTGTTTCATGAGACAATTCTTCTTCGTTTAAACCCCAAGTTTTTGTTTCTACTCTCATTTTTTTTTCCTTTTTCCAATTTATTTTTTTTGTAGATTTATTGTTGTGTGGTTCTTCTAATATTATGTTTTTTATATTAGAATTATTATTATTATTGATATCCATTAATATATTATATTAATTTATAATAAAATTAATTTAAACATAATTTTATTACACATATTTTTATATTATTATATAAAACTAAGTTAAAATCTATTTTACAATATAATGTATAAATGAATAAACAACCAAATTGTGATAGTAATGAGTTAACCCCAGTTAAATGCAAATCGTCATTTTTTACGAGTTTACAAAATGAATTTTCTCGTTCTGAAAGTAAATCATCAATTGATTTAGAAAATTTAGATAAATTTCTTGAAAATGAAAAAATTACAAACTCAAATGAACCTTGGAGCAAATTAGATAAAACTGCTAAAATGAGAAAATTAACATTATTTGCAGAGAACTATAAAGTTGAGAATAATTTAACTGATTTAGAATATGATAAACTTATTTCTTTTTTTAAAGAATGTTTAGATAAAAAAAAATTACAACGGGTTAAAGATGTTAATTATAATAAGGATACCGGTGAAATAAAAAATATACCAGCGTTATTTTTTAATAAACCATTAATCCATTTTACACTTAAAAATATAGATAAAAGAGTATCTACTTTAAAAGGATTGGCGCCAAAGAAAAAACAAGGAACTGCCAAAAATATTAAAAATATAGATGATTCTGACTCTGATAAAGACGACTAAATATTATTGTAATACTAGTACTACTATTTTTATTATTTATAAGTAGGTTATAAGTAATTTAATGTAATATTTAATAATAAAATAGTATAAAAATAAAATAATATATTATAAATATGTTTGAACTAATTGATATTACCGATAAAATTATACCTGAAATAGAATATCAATACTTTAATGATTCCGATTTTTTTGAATTATATGAAACTTGTTTATATTTAATGGAAGAATTTATTAAAGACTACCCTACTTTTGTTTCTGATCCAGATTTTGAAGATATTTTTGACGAAAATATTCAAGAATTAATGTATTCACTATTTGAATTTGATATATTTTATACAGAAGAAGCGGAAGACGAAATAAATGATATTATTGAATACGCTAAAGACGATTTTTTTAAAAATTATATGCCGCCACGTTCTTATTCTAATACAATTATTTTAGAAGACCCACATAATAATTATATTACACAACAAATAAATGTTCTCAGGAATAAACCTCAACCAGTTCAAAGAACAAAAGAATGGTATGAGTTTCGACATAATTTAATTACTGCTTCAAATGCGTATAAAGCATTTGAAAATCAAAAGGTAAAAAATCAACTTATTTATGAAAAATGTAAACCATTAAATCCAACTTTATATACAGAAGAAATAAAAGAAGTTATAATGGTAAATACTAACACTACACTTCATTGGGGACAAAAATATGAACCACTTTCAGTAAAAATTTATGAACATATGTACGATACAAAAATAGAAGATTTTGGGTGCATTCAACACAAAACTTATTTATTTATCGGAGCATCTCCAGACGGAATTAATGTTGATCCAAATTCAAAGCGTTATGGTCGCATGTTAGAAATTAAAAATATTGTTAATCGAGAAATAAATGGAATACCTAAAAAAGAATATTGGATTCAAATGCAACTTCAAATGGAAGTTTGTGAATTAGACGAATGTGACTTTTTAGAAACAAAATTTACAGAATATCCTGATTATACATCATTTTTATGTGATACTGAAAATGAAGACAATTTATGTTTATCAAAAGACAAATGTATCAAAGGACTTATGATTTACTTTCATACAAAAGAAGGTAAACCATTTTACGTTCATAAACCATTAGATATGATTCATTCTAATGATATTACTTTGTGGCAAGAAAACATAGTAGATTATTATCAAGGTAACTCTGAATTTAATTATATATATATGAAGACACACTATTGGAAATTAGAAAAATTCAGTTGTGTGTTAGTTTGTAGAAATCAACAATGGTTTAATGATAATGTTAAACAATTAGAAGATATTTGGAACACTATTACAAAAGAAAGAGTTACTGGTTATGGGCATCGTGAACCAAATCGCAGACCAAAAAAAATGGACAATAATGTAGATAAACCATCCGAAGGTTGTTTGTTACATTTTAATAAAGAAACATGTAAAATAAATGTTATAAAAAAACAAACTGAGTTTGATATCGACGTTGATTTTGACAATGTTTAATATTACCTTAATAATGATATAATATTTTTGTATTATTTTATAGAGCAATAGGTAAATCATCCCTAATGAAAGTAGCTTCGCCATTTCTATTCCAACTAACAACCATTGTAATTATCTCTACACCTGCTTCTATTGCTTCTTTAAACGCATCTCTATATTCTGGATCAATAACAGATGGTTGAAATCTATTAGTATCAGTTCGTTGTATAACATAACACATTATACAACGAATTTGAATTTCTTTTTCTTTTTGTATCAATGTTTCTTTTTTTATCAATGTTAATTCTCTAATATGTTTTAATGCTCTTGGACTAACAGGTTCAGAAGGTTTCTTGTTATAATTGTAAGGAAAATAGGATACTTTTGAATTAAAGTCTCTATCATTAAAATTCATTTTAGTTCTCTCTTTAAAGCTAACGTTTTCATAGTCTGCTAATGGCACATTTTTTACTTCCATTATAAATGGAATACAATTTTGGTCTATACCAGTAAAATCAAAACGTGAATCTATTTTATCTTTAACATAAACAGCAGTTTCTCTTCTATATCTTTTAATATTTTGTAATTTCGTCAGTAAGTTTGCGTTCAAAGCTGCTTCGGTTAATGTTTCGGCCAACTTTGGATGGATTCCAATAATTTGTTCATATTCTCTCTCTCTTAATACTGATAAGTATACATTATGTGTACATTTCATATTTGCCTTATTTTTTGGTTTTGATTTTGAATTTGAATTTGGACTTAGAGATATTAAAACAGACGCATTTACGTCAGCAAGTCCACAGCAACCTAATGAAGCAGTATGACCTAAAACTTCTTCATCATTGCATAAAATATCAGCAACATATGGAGTTTTGATATATTTTGAAGGGCGTTTAATAACTTGTCCTTCAATAAGATTATCTAATTTTATTAAAACTTGCATTCTTTGGATACTTATAATAAGTATTATAATTTTTAAGTCAATTTTTTATTTTAAGGGTTTATTTATTATTTTATTTTTATCAAGTCTATGGTTCAGTTATAAAATAACCAACTCTTAAACCTTGTTGCGCTGGAGGTAATGGCAATGTAATATTTGTGTTAGTATCTTTTTTATTTTTATATAACGCGCCACAAAAATCTGCGGGTGAACAAGTTCCGTTATCAGGATTATCATAATATTTCAAATTGTTAGTTATCTGTTTATATGAACCTAATTTAAATACAGGATAATGCCACCATATTTGATTATAATTATTGTCTGAAGTTTCATTTTTATTTATTAGAGGATAATCATTTAATATTGCTTGTTTAACCGATTTTGGAAAAGTTCCAGGCGTTGATAAATCATATAACCCACTAAATCCTTCAACATTTTTAATTAAACTTAATACTAATATTAGTATTAAAAATATAATACTCCCTATAACAAATTTATATTTCATATAATATAAATCTATATAAAAACTTAATTATTTAATTTTAAAAGTGACTTAAAATTAAACTACCAAATATATATACTATGGAAACAACATACATGCGTGTTACTAAAAGAAATGGTGAATTAGAAGAAATTGCATTTGATAAAATTCAATCGCGAATCAAAAAATTAGGCGAAGAAGCGTCAATTCATATAAATTATCCACAATTAGTTATGAAAGTAATTGATCAGTTATATGATACAATTTCTACAACAAAAATAGATGAATTGGCTGCTGAACAATGCGCTTCACTTTCTACCCTAAATCTTGATTATGGCACTCTTGCCGGACGCATTATTATTTCTAATCATCAAAAAAATACTAATTCATTATTTTCAAATGTAGTAGAAGAATTATATAATTTTTATGATATTCACGGCAATCATAAACCATTAGTATCATCAAATTTATGGATATTTGTTAGTAAGTATGCTACAAATTTAAATGATATGATTGATTATAATAGAGATTATTTAATTGATTATTTTGGGTTTAAAACTTTGGAAAGAGCATATTTATTTAAAAAAGGAAAATATATTATTGAAAGACCACAACATATGTGGATGAGAGTTTCTGTCGGAATACACGGCGATTTAAATAATCCTAATTCATTAGAACTCATTAAAGAAACATATAATTTAATGTCTCAAAAATTTTTTACACATGCGACACCAACGCTTTTCAATGCAGGAACTCCACGACCACAAATGAGCTCTTGTTATTTGTTAGCTATGGAAAATGATAGCATTGATGGAATTTTTAATACACTAAAAGATTGCGCACATATTTCAAAATGGGCCGGAGGAATTGGATTACATGTTCATAATATTAGAGCAAAAGGAAGTCATATTCAAGGAACTAATGGAATATCTAATGGATTAGTTCCTATGTTACGGGTATTTAATAATACTGCTCGATATGTTGACCAAGGAGGCAATAAGCGTAATGGTTCATTTGCAATTTATTTAGAACCTTGGCACGCTGATATTTTTGATTTCTTAGAAATGCGAAAAAATCATGGAGATGAAGAAATGAAAGCGCGTGACTTATTTTATGCTTTGTGGATTTCTGATTTATTTATGGAAAGAGTTAAAGACAAAAATGGCAAATGGTCATTATTTTGTCCACACGAATGTCCTGGGTTATCTGATGTTTATGGGGATAATTTTAAAAATTTATATGAATCTTACGAAAAAAATGGCAAAGCTAGAAAGACTATTAATGCTCGTGAATTGTGGTTTGCTATTTTAGATGCTCAAATGGAAACAGGGACACCATATTTACTTTACAAGGATGCGGCTAATATAAAATCTAATCAACAAAATCTTGGAACAATTAAATCGTCAAA